ATTGTGGATAAAGGAGAAATAAGTGGCACAAACAACAACTTGGAGTGTTAGTAATATGGAACGTAATACCTCAACAGGAGGTGTTGAATTAGTATATTGGAGTTGCATAGTCAATGACAATGATGAGCCTAATTGTGTAGCATCAGATGGCGGTAAACTTAAATGCAATCCCGACCCGTCTTCTGGCGATTTTATAGCTTACGCATCACTAAAAGAATCTGATGTTCTTGGATGGGTGTACAAAAGTTTAATTAAGAAAAAAGAAGACGGTTCAGATGAAACTGCTGCTGAAGCTAAAGCTCGTGTTGAGAAAGTACGTCAAGACAAGGTAACCGCACAAGTAGCTGATAAAGCAGCTAGTTCAACAGGAATGCCTTGGTAAATTTAATTAAAAAGGGAGAAAATTATGACTAAGAAAGAAGAAAACGTAATCAATATTGACGGTAAAGGGTACAAAGAAACTGATTTAAGTCAGCAACAAAAGTATCTTATAGCGCAACTAAAAGACTTAGGGGCAAAAGCTGGTAAACTTAGGGCTGATTTAGATCAGGTGCAAAGAGCCTCAGATAGTTTCCAGAAGGATCTATTAGAGTCTTTTAAAGAAGTGTCTGATGAGACCTCTGAAGAAGCTGAAGCAAGTTAGGATTAACAATGGCAAGAACAGTAGTGCAAGCTCACAACCGCATAGACACAATCGAACCTAAGATTACTAAACTAGAGACTGAAAATCACATTCAGTTTAAAGAAGTGTTTTACAGGTTAAAACGTTTAGAGATGTTTCTAGTAGGTGGGCTTGGCGCTACTATTGCCATGCTAGTAAGTATACTACTTAAAATGGGATAAATAATGAAAAAAATTCTTCTCTATGCATGTTGGAGTTTTTTAGCGTTATTGTTGTTAATAGTATTAGTGCCTATGGCTTACGCAGATGAGGGTTGTGATAGCGCTACAAACAGTAATTGTATAGAAACTAACTCTAACACCAATAGCAATACAACTTCTACGATAAACAGTACAACTACTGTAAAGTCTCCACCGCCATCTGCTATGACACCCAGTATTAACTCATCAAGTTCAGATACGTGTCATATACCTGCGGGCGGCTCTGTGCAGACACAGATACTGGGTATTAGTGGTGGCACAACCATTAGAGATTTAAACTGTGAACGCCTAAAAAATGCCAAGGTTATGTACGATATGGGCTTAAAAATAAGTGCTGTAGCAATAATGTGTGAGGACAAAAGAGTTTGGACTGCCATGCTTAATTCTGGCACGCCATGCCCAATCAATGGTCTTGTGGGAGATGCGGCTAAAGCTGAGTGGGAGAATAACCCACATCTAGTGCCTGGGTATGTTGCAGGTAAAAAGGAGAAATGGGATGAAGACGATAAGGCAACAGCTCGTGGGGCTGCTGGCATTGGGGGTCTTTTCTTGGCCCTGTTATTCTTACTCTGAAAACGTTTACGGTAACACAAAGAATGCGGCTTCAGATGCACACACATGGGTAATGAATAACCTACTCCCCGCTCAAAATAACCTGACAATCGAGGGTGTGTTTCATCAGTACACAATAACCAAACAACCAACAACAGATTCAACTGTCTTTATTACAAATAAAAAAGTGGGCGGTGATGGGTATGTTTACGAGTATGTAGACGACTGGAACAATTTGCCCAGCGGCACAAAGATTAAATATGATCCAATAGCATCAACACTTGGAACTCTTTTTGGTGACGGCGAAATAAAAGTTAGAGGTGACGGTTCGTTATCAGATGTTTTGATACTATACCATTATAAATATGACCCATGTGATACACCTCTTAACGACCCAACTTGCCCTAATTTTAAAGATGCACTCTACCAATATTTACTTGATAATGAATTACTCGATGCCCAAAACGTGGAAGATCCTTATTATAATCAATGGGTACAGATACAACTAGATGAACAGGCAGAGTTAGAAGAACAAGAAGTTGAAGAGGCTGAAGAAGAGGAAGAAAGTGAGGAACTAACTGTAGAAGAAATACTATCAGTAGCGGGTGTTGTAGATAAAATTGCAGATCCTGTACAGCAGTTAGAGATGATGCAACAGATCGCTGCTGTCGGAAAACTTGAATTATATTATAATCTTGATATAGATGGTGGTGTCTATGAAGATGTTTTGCAAATAGACGGCGGTGAATTTGAAGATAACGTCAAGGCTTACAGAAGTTTAGGTCAAGACAGCACCCACAGAAGTATGGTTCGTTCTCAATATAACGACTAAAAAATGGAGATAACATGATTAAAAAAGTAACACCTTTAATATTTTTGCTTTCAACTAGTTACGCTTGGGCAGTCAACTCACCAATTACAGGTACGGTTCAAGCTAGTTGTAGCATTGTAACAACAACCCCAGGGCAGTACGGCGTGCCAAATATATGGAAGCTTTCAACAACGCCATCCGATGGGGGTCAACCTGCCGTGATAAAAACGACGATTGGCACTGCCGATAAATACAAAGTAACGATTACTCATCCAAACAGCTTTAGTTCATCACCTTCTCTTTCTGATACGTTAGCGTGGACTGGAAGCTCTGTTTACACCTCTGGTTCAGTTACAGCTATGAGTGCGTATGAAACTCACAAAACAGTCGTAGGCAATACTACAACCTTTGACATGACTTTAGCAGGAACAACTTTTTTTACAGTAGCATCCTCTGCTTCATACGGATATAATCGTGCATTTCCTAGTGGGTCTTACACAGCATTGATATTAGCTGAATGTATAGCAAAGTAGCTTTAATTTTTATGTTGTTTGGGTTTCAGGCTCAGGCACATGAAATGACTCCAGCATACCCAAAGTTTAACTATAGTTATATTGAGGGAGTGTCTGTCACAAAGATGTTTTTGTTTAACAGACGTAATGACGTTTCATACTACCAAATAGGTGTATTTACGTTAGATTGGAAAGAAATACCCTTTGCATCTACATCAAAACTTATAAATGTAAAACACGCTAAAAAATATCCATTTTATGTTTATATACGAAACTCTGATTTAGATAGGGTTGGATACATATGTACAATATCAAAAGTTTTTAAGGGAGAAGAGCAGAGAGCTTTGATAACTTCAAGGATTTGCTCAAAGATAGAATGAAAATATGGCTATTTATTATCTTTTTTATATCAATGACAGGTTGTAGTGTTGTAAGTGTTTTTGCTGATAGTACGTCAAATTCACTAAGTTTATCTCTTCCTAATACAGGCGGTAACTACCAATCGGATTCATTTAGAGCAGGAGAGCTCGATTGCAGTATGGCACTGGGAAGTGCAACAAATATTGAGTTTGGTATAACAAGTATTATTCAAGGCGGCACAGCTCAAAACAGTGGTAAAACAGGCGATATTGGTATTTATTCTAAAATTACAATACCATTAGGCAGAAGAAATAAAGGTTCTCGTTTAGACTGTAACAGGTTGTATGAAATTGAATTAAAGAAAAAACATTTAGAAGTAATGAAGTTACAACAGGAAATTGACAAACTACGTGAATTAGGTTCAAGTTTGTCGTTTGAGAATTAGGAGAAGATTATGGCTGAAATGGAGGTAGGTGGCGTAAAGTTTTCTGGCTTTGGCAAAATCGGTATTGCAGTCACAATATTAAGCACACTAGCGGGTTCAGCCTATGTGGGCTACGAATTTTATTTTGATTACCTAGACTTACGCGAAGTAGTGCAAGAAATAGATATTGATGAAATTAAAGCAGAAAATGAGCTCGTTTTAACAAAGCTTGATGATGCTATTGTTTACACAAGAGACATTAAGAACAATCTCCGAGATGATTTGTTGAAGTTAGAAGGGTATATTGATAAGCTGGAAAAAAAGATTGAGACATCCTCAGAGCGTATAAAAACCACGCAAGGTTCCATAGACTTAGTGCTAGAAGACGTTCTTAATCAAATGAACGAGGTGCAGAAAGACGTAACAGCCGCAATAAGAGAGGTTGAAACCTTAAATAGAGAGACAGAAAAGGATGTTCGTGATACAATGCGCGACATAGAAAACAGAATAGAAGAAGATATGCGGAAGCTTGAAGAGCAGTTAAACGAAAGATTACAAGAAGCGTTAGATAATCCCTTGGCTAATTAACGTAATTGGTGTATATAAAAGTTGTTTAGGTACGTAGGAGTTTACTATGGCAGGAAAAAAACTACAGGAAAACAGTAAATACGCAATGGCAGATGCCGATGGCGACGGTGTAATAACCGATGATGAGATGGATCGCCACGAGCGTTGGATACGTTTAGAAAACGAAGACAAGCTAGCAGATACACAACGTGTAATGGCCTGGATTGCAATGGTTGTGACGATTGTAGCTGTTGTTGTCTTGTTAACACCCGTTGTTGCTGTTGATAGACTTTCGGCGGCGGCAGGTTTTTTAAATACATTTATCGTCGCACAATTAGGAGTCGTTGTTGGTTTTATGGGTGCTACGGCTATTTCTAAAACCAAACTAAAATAGGAGGATAACATGTTATCACTGCTAGGAGCAGCACTGGGGTTTGGTACATCTGTACTACCAAGTGTCATTGATTTATTTCAACAACGTCAGAAAGATGCACAAGAGCTAAAAATGCTTGAAGCGAAGGGTAAATACGCAGCGCAGCTATCTTCCCTTAAATTAGACGAACTTGAGTCTAAAGCAGATATAGCTGAAACCGAGGGCATATACGCTTCTATGAGGGCGGCAAATGCTAAATCAGGCTTTGCAGCAGCTCTGAGTGGTTCTGTGCGCCCTGTAATAACATATTTATTTGTTGGGTTTTTTCTATTGGTTAAAATAACCACTTTAATGTACGCGATGAATAACGGTGCAGATTTTAGAGATGCTCTTAATGAGGTGTACTCGGACGATGTAAATTTATTGTTCACAAGCATAATAAGTTTTTGGTTTGGGTCACGTCAATTTGCTAAACTAAGGAATAACTCAAAATGAAACAGAACTTTGAAGAGTGTATGGCGCGTCTCCTTGAACACGAAGGAGGCTATGTAAATTTGGCTGCTGATCCTGGGGGCGAAACTAATTATGGAGTTACCCGTGCAGTCTATGAGCAATACGTTGGACGGCAAGTTATGGATGGTGAGATGAAAGGTCTTACTCACGATGACGTTTACCCTATATACAAAGAGAATTATTGGGATAGGCTTCGGGCAGACGATCTCCCTTCTGGGGTTGACTGGAGTTGCTTCGATTGGGGTGTGAATAGCGGAACAAGTCGAGCAGCTAAAGCACTACAACGTATTGTAGGTGTAGAACAAGACGGCGGCATCGGGCCAATGACACTACAAGCAGTCGCTGAAGTAGAACCAACAGAAATAATAGAACAAATGCACCATATGCGTGATAAGTTTTATAGAGAGCTTAGTACCTTTGACACGTTCGGACGTGGTTGGATACGAAGAAATGATGAAACGAAAGAGCAAGCACTTAATTTAATAGGATAAAGGAGAATATTATGAAAAAATTATTTCTTGCAGGTGTTATCGTTACCTTAACAACGATGTCAGCACAGGCTGAAGGAACTATAAGAAGCGGTATTATGTCAATGTTTAAACCTGATGCATCTATAGAGTACGGGCTTAAAACTAAAACATGGGTAGGTGATATCGGTGCAACCGCAAATATTTCGAGGTTTTCTATTAGACCTGCATTAGATTGGGGTTATTCGAGCGGAAATTCTTTTAGTGTTTCTGGTGCGTCTGTTAAAAGCACAATGGCTATAAGTAGGCACTTATCTGCTTATTCAAAACTATCTTTAGATGGTGATTTTAAATACAGTGATATATCAGTTGGTATGTCTATCGTTTTTAAATAGGAGTATATTATGGATTGGATTAAAGGAAGACTAAAAGAACCTTCAAGTTATGGAGCCGCCGCTGTTGTAGGCGTAGGGCTTGGTATTTTGTTTAGTATGCCAATATTAACTTGGGCAGGCATTGTTTGTGCTATTTTTGGGTTAGTACTTAAGGAAAAATCAGACGAGTAGTAGGTAAGATATGCCGTTAAAGAAGTTATTATTAAAACCAGGAGTTAATCGAGAGAACACTAGATACACCACTGAGGGTGGTTGGTATGAGTGTAATAACATCCGTTTTCGTCAAGGAACCCCTGAAAAGATTGGTGGTTGGACGCGTATATCAGAGGCAACTTTTTTAGGCATTGCCCGTTCTTTGTGGAATTGGATTACTCTAGGCAGTCAAAACTTGATTGCTATAGGTACACACCTAAAGTTTTATATTGAAAACGGCGGTGGCTATAACGACATAACACCTTTACGTGCAACCACTTCTGCAGGAGATGTTACTTTTTTAGCCTCAGCAGATCAGTTAGATGGCGCTATAGATGCCGATGACACCACAATAACCATAGATGATACTACAGGATTCCCTACTTCTGGTAAACTTATAATAGATAGTGAAGTTATAGACTACTCGGCTATAAGTAGTAACACATTTACAGGTTGTACACGAGGCGCTTCTTATCTTGTTTCTGGTGTAACAACGAGCACTACTGCAGCTACACATAACGATAATGCCACTGTAAACTGTTTTACTATAGTTGTTACGGACAGTAGTCATGGCGCAGAAGTTAATGATTTTGTTACTTTTAGTGGCGCCGCTGCACTAGGTGGTAATGTAACCGCTGAAATGCTCAACCAAGAGTATCAGATACTTAATATCGAAGACGCAAACAAATACACTATTACAGCAAAAAGTTTTAACTCGGATACTATAACTAACGCTTTATATACAAATATTGCGGCTACAAGTTCTGACTCAGGGAACGGTGGTAGTTCTGTTGTAGGTGCTTACCAAATAAACACAGGTGCATCATCTGCTAACCCTCTTGTTGGTTGGGGTGCTAGTGGTTGGGGTTCTGGTGCTTGGGGAGAGGGTATCTCAGACACAGAAACCTTACGTATATGGTCACAACAAAACTTTGGTGAGGATTTAATCTTTGGGCATAGAGACGGGGCTATTTTTTACTGGGACGCTTCAGGTACGTTAACTACCCGTGCGGTCTTATTGTCTAGTAAAGCAGGAGCTTCAGGCGTGCCAACAGTACAAAATTCTATACTTGTGTCAGATATTAGCAGGTTTGTGTTTTGTTTTGGTACAAATGTAATTGGCTCTGCTACAAAAGATCCCATGCTTATTCGCTGGTCTGACCAAGAAGATGCCACAAATTGGACTCCTGCAGCTACAAACCAAGCAGGTAGTCTGCGGTTATCTCGTGGTACAGAAATAGTTACCGCATCTCAAGCACGGCAAGAGGTTCTTGTTTGGACAGACTCATCTCTATATTCTTTGCAGTACGTCGGTATAGGCTCAGGTGTATGGAGTGCAACGCTTGTTGGGGAACAAATTTCGATAACTTCGCAAAATAGTGTCGCTTACGCTAACGGTGTGTCTTACTGGATGGGTAAAGACAAGTTCTATAAATATGATGGTAGAGCTCAACCGCTCCCTTGTGACTTACGTAAACACGTATTTACAGACTTTAATCCTCTACAGTATAACCAAGTATTTGGAGGAAGTAACGAAGCGTTCCACGAGGTGTGGTGGTTCTATTGTTCAGCAAATGCATCTAGTATCGATAAATACGTGGTGTATAACTATCTCGAAGACATATGGTACTATGGTTCTATGGCACGTACAGCATGGCTTGACTCAGGTCTACGTGCTTACCCACTCGCTGCTACCTATAACTCGTTACTGGTTGACCATGAAAACGGTATTGATGACAATGAAACAAGCACCGCTGCCGCTATTTCTGCCTTTATAACCTCTTCAGAGTTTGATTTAGATGATGGGCATCAGTTTATGTTAATGTCTCGTGTTCTACCTGATGTTTCTTTTGAGGGGTCTACGGCTGATAGTCCTGTTATAAATATGACATTCTTCCCACTAAATGCTTCAGGTTCAGGTTATAACTCGCCTACATCAGAAAGTGGTGTAAACACAGGTGCAGTTACGCGCTCTGCTACTTCTCCTGTTGAGGCTTATACAAGCCAGATTCACACACGTGTGAGAGGTAGGCAGATGTCTATGAAGATAGAATCTAGCACGACAGGTGTACAATGGCAGTTAGGTTCTCCAAGAGTTGACTTACGTACAGATGGGAGACGCTAATGGCTGATCAATATACTGTAGAGTTTCGTGCTCCTGCTCTACCCTACCCCCCTACAGAATACAGTGCCGCAGAGTTTGAACAGTTTAACAAGATTCTGCGTTTGTACTTTAACCAACTAGACAATGTATTACGAGATACTTCTCTAGCAGATAAGTCTGATGCAGTTGGGTGGTTTGTTAGTTAGATGGCAAATACTTATACAAATGCAAAACTAGACCTAACATCCACAAGTGTTACAACTTTATATACTTGCGCTGCCTCGACAACGGCTATTTTTAAGTCTATT